AATTCCGCACGAAGAATGGTGTCAACAACCCAAGTTGCTGCAGAAGGTGAGATAACCTCATCTCTAGGGTAATAGATGTCAATCTGCTCCCCAAACATGATCTTAAACAGATACTGAGTGGAGAATTTAGTACCTTTACTGATATAGAAGTCAGTAATGCTCTTAATTACTTGTACAGGGTTAACTGCCGAATAATCAATCTCGATTGTTGGCAGATACTGTCTTCTAAACTTATCAAAGACTTCTTTAATGAATAGTGAGTCTAAGTTTATAACCCTTGCCGCTGCAGGGTGACTAGATTGTCTTAATACTGATTCACCTGCATAAATTTCATTATGGAGGTTATCATATCCAACAGGACCAGATACACCACGGGAAACTCCCAAGAATGCTGATGGTGAGTAACCTTCACCGTTTTCGATCATCTCATAACCAGTGATCTCGCTGAAACCAACGGAAACAGATGCTCTGGCAGCACGAGGTTCTGCAATATAGATTTTAGGAGGAGAAGACTCGGAATATCCCTCACCAAAGTTGGTGATATTGATATCAGTGATCTCACCGTTAAAAATGGTAGCAACTGCAGTTGCACCTGTGCCTCCAATAGGATCTCCATAAGGATCCTTTCTGTCATCAACAATATACACTGAGGGCGCATCGGTATAACCGCTACCGCCAGTCAGCATCTCAATATTAGTAACTGAATTAGATGCAACTGTTACATCTAGCACCTGAGCACCAATTGGCTCCACAATTTTTACTCTAGGTGGAGTAACATATCCTCTACCCCTATTAGTAACTAGAATTTCATAGACCTGACCATCTTGGTTGATTCTAGAAATTGCCTGTGCATTGATGCCACCTTCAGGTGCTGGATCAATGTATACTTCGGGGGTATTGCTATAGTTAAGACCCATGGTCAAAACTTCAATACTGTCGATGTTTACTCGACCTTCACTATCAATAGTTGGTTGCCCAATTGTGGCACCACCAGGATTTATAAAGGTGATTGAAGGAATGAAGTTGTATCCACTACCAGAATTCATGATAGTTAGACTATCAACCTGACCTGTAGTGTCATCTACTGTAAGATCGATCCTAGCAAGCGTTCCATCGCCTCCAGGAAGTCCTACAATAGCGATTGGGGGGTTGAAGGATGTATATCCCTGTCCACCATCAATTAGGTTAATATCCTTGATTCCACTGACCAAAGACTTAGCAGTAGCATTTCTACCATCGTTACTTTGAATTGCAACCTTAGGTGCAAAATCAAGTCTATACTTATCGCCACCAGCTTTTGGAATTAGGCGATCAACTTCACCATTAGCACCAACAGATACAATTGCACTAGCCCCAGATCCAAATAGTGGTGCAATATATTCAACTGATCTAATATTGATCAGTTCACTGCCACCCAGTGGATACTTGAAGATTACCTGATCTTGGAAAACAGTAAAATCTTCATATGCCTTTAGAAGTACACCATTCTTATTAATAACCAGACCAATCGTTGAGGTTGGAGTATAACTTGCAAGATTTACTCTGAGGGAGTAATTTTTCTTACCTTGCCACTGCTCAACTGGGATATTATCAGTTGTGACGATCGCTTTATCGGCATACCCGATAAGATATGTAATCTGAGTAAACTGAGAGTCGTCAGCACCTGTTCTTAACCTCGGGGGAATTTGGAATCTAATTTCATCCCCTTCAACGTAGTAGTCCACATTAGGGACTAACATTTCATTGTATACAATGACAATTAAATGTTCTGCAGATGTTGGATTAACTGGAGTGCCCAGAAATGCCAACGGGAACATATTTCGCACACCATCAAATAGAGGGAATGGATTCTCTAGTTGCTGTTTCTTTTTATCAAACTGTCTAGGTGACACCCCTGGAGTAATAATGGCATCAGGACCACGAGAGACTGTCTCGTAGTACATGACTTCATTATCAATCATGATAGATCCATTATTTTCCTGGAATCCATCGATGGATTCAATAAGGATCTTAGAATCGGTGATGCCAATATCGGACAACAGTTGAGTATCCAAAGATAACTCATCTGAAGTATAATTATCGATATCCAAATAACTAAGAAGGTTATTTAGAATGTCGTATGGGCGACCAGTCTTCTCTTGAGACTTATAATACTGGAAGAGGAAATCGACAAACTGTCGATCCTCCTGCCGAATAAACTCTGGGAGTTGGTTTTCAACTCTGTCCGATATGTTAATATTCTTAGTAGGCATCTAACTTAGAAACAGGAGGTATCTACTGGATACACGAATGTATCAATTGGATATTCAATGATATTTATCCCTGCAGTATCACCGTAATTATATCCTGCAAAGTTGTTTGGATCGAAGTTGGGAATTGCAATATTCGTAGTTGTAGTGTCTATTGGGAAGACATCTACGTTGAATAATGTTGGGATAACCCCTGGTGGGATTATAAGCGATCCACTATATGGCAATACTTGAATTGGAAGACGAGTTGTGTCATCTGGAGTTCCTGAAATAGCAATAGGTCCAACACAAACTTGACCTGTTGAATAATCAACTGTACCCACAGAATCATTGAGGACAACCTCAACCTCATCTCTCTTTGTAACCAAGATAAGATTACCGTTACCATCATCTCTGATATTAACAGGCACCAAAACTTGATTTTCATCAGTAACTGCGTTTGAAGCAACTACGGGAGATGACAGATCTCCAGGAGATATGCCAGTGCCACCAGTAGTCGTCCCACCGCCAGTCCCGCCGCCTGTACCATCTGTCCCAGTACTTGAGGTCACTGGAGTTCCTCCTCCACCACCCAAAGTCAAATCAACTAAATCGTCAGTATAACCAGTGGCATAGAATGTGCCAGATTTGACAACTGAGAATGAAGGACTACATGATCCTTTATCTCCCGCATCCTGACAGGTGCCATTGACGCAAATTTGACCCTCAGGGCAATCTGCATTAGATGAGCAAGGACCATCTTCATTTGAGTCTGGATCACCACCGCCGTTTCCACCAGTGCCATCACCACCTGGAGTGCCACCACCACCACCTGGAGTGCCTCCGTCGCCTCCACCAGTGCCACCTGTACCGCCAGTGCCTCCAGTGCCGCCACTGCCACCTGTACCGCCAGTACCGCCACTGCCACCTGTACCGCCACCTGTTGGGGTGCCAGCAAATCCGTTTGGATCATAAAGTGGATTTTTAAAATCTAGACATTCGGTGAATACATTACCAAAAGTGAATTGGTCAAGGTTTTGTCCAACGGTCATCTGAGTAACAGTGCCGTCAATTGAAGGATCACTGTTATCAACCATTGCGTTGTACTTAGACCCATCAATACGTCCACCAAAGCGATTATTTCGACCATCTTTGTTGAATTGGTCAATATTACGCAAAACGTTACTTGCCAACTGGGACCCAGTATTGTTTGTAACGTTTCCGTTGTAGTAAACGTAGGACTTGGGGATAATGTAGTAGACAGTAGGATCAATGATCACAGGATCAATAGATGCAACCGTATAATTCTTCAGATCATTCTTAATTTTCGCTTTTGTAGTCTCATTCAGTTTATTGCCTGTTTTGGGACTAACTGCAACAAATACTTTTCCATAAACAGGGGGAGTTAGTTTCTCACCACCATATGCAGTAACCGCAGCTGCTTGTGGATATATCTCTGAGACAATATGCTCATAGTCTGCTTCAGTCACAGCTCTGTTTTGAGTTGCGAATGCTTTTGGTGCCCTAAACTTAACAGAAAGTGAAGATTCGCGTTGCTCACCATCTGCAGCAGACTCTCTAGTCTCTACAGCAATGTTTGCTGGGGCAATTGCTCTACCATCACTGTCCTTAATAGTGCCAATGAAGTTAAAGTCCTTACAACCATTTGCTTCTTCACCTTCTGTGGTTACATAACTGAGTCTGATGTATTCACCATCAATTAATTTACGACCAATGACACCATCACCGAAAATTAGGCGATATCTGAGGTCATCAGTCTCTTCAAGGAAGTAAACACGCGACGTGCCATCGAGAGAAGTTACGTTTCTCGACAAACTGTAAGTGTCAGTTTCTTGAGACTGTGCATTTGGCGAGATATCAACGTAAACCAAAGCGGTATCTACGTTTTCAACTGGAATGATATAGTCTTGATTCTTTGTATAATCAACTGTGTAGTTATACTTGAGCAAATTGCCCTGATATACCAGCACAGGGTTGAAGGTTGCAATACCTGTAGAAGGATCTACCGTAGTTTGCAACTCTCTAGTTACACAGAAAGTATATACATCGTTAAAATTACTTGCAATAAAGACATCCCCTGCTCTAAGTGAGCAAAACTCAGGATATGTAGATCCATTCAACGCCAATTGTGTTTGGCAACGTATCGTAACGCAGGCTCTAGGTGACTTAATTGACCTAGGAGTGTAATTTAACTGCTTTGCAATGCGGACTACATTGTCTCTTACAGTAGCAGACTCTAGAAATGCTTCATTTAACGCCATGTTAGCGTTAAATGCTGTATAGTATGTGTTGTATGCTAGAATATCAATTAGATACGCTGCAGCACTACCCTCAAAGTCGTAGTCACTAAACTCGTTACGTGTTCGAAGGTAAGACTTAATAGACTCTTTAATTTCAAAGAAGTCTAAAGATGTTAATTGTGAGGGTATTGCAGACATTTTAGGTCTTCTCTAAAAGGAATTCGACTGATTGAGTAACAGATTGCCCTACGATCTTATATTCAAGCTCACAATGAATATCATTGTTGTCGCTATTATCTCGTAGATCGACATCAGTTACTTCAATACGAGGTTCTAAACGTTGAAGCACATTGCGAATTTCACTTAGGATTGCATCTTTTGAGAATGGGTCCCATGGTTCAAAAAGAAGAGCTTTAAGTCTACTTCCAATATCAGGTTGGAATGGTCTTTCACCAAACATAGTCAATAGTAGATTTCTCACTGATTGACTAATTGCTCTTTCATTTTTCACTGCACCAAAATCGTCAGTAGAGGGATTAACAGCGAATGAAATCGCTAAATCCTTAAAACCTCTACTGACGTACTGATCAGATCTAAATCTGTAAGCAGGCATTTACTACCTCTGTTTTTCTTCTCTTTCTGCTCTCTCTTTATTATCGAGAGAAGTCATCTTGAGATATTTATCACTTCGTGGATCGGTAATTAGTCTCATTCCAGAGTTTAGAAATTCTTTACTCTGATCTGGGATTGGGCTATTCGCCATTACTCACGTCCTCCACTGGTAAAGTTATTTATAGGCATTATACCGATTCCTCACAGACCCAAGTTGGTTGATGAAAGGCACAATACTCGTTGAATGTAATTTTCATTTCTTTTTCAGTAAGATTGCAATGTTTTGCTGCTTTTGGGACATTCCATTTTGCAGAAAAGAGCATCTCCATAGATTCTCTAGTCTCAGGTCTCATTTACCCTGTCCACGATAACGCTTACCCGCAGCATTTCTAGATGTTGCCGAATGCTTGGTGTTTTTGGAATTTCCCTGACGAGTAGTTTTGGGATTGCCAGGTACCCAACCGTCTTTAACCAGTCCAGTCGTCGCTCTCTTAGGCATTTCTCTTATGTAGATTACTTTAGGATGATAGCACAGTTGGATGTCCGAATGCAACCACTGAGGAGCAAGGCCAAGAGAATCCAGGGAATCCGACACCTAGAGGATCTAGAATCCTACCAACGGGGACCTTGAATGCATACACTGTCAGTGTAGTAGGCATTAATACTCTAGCGTGTCCTGTTCCTGGAGCATCTTCAATTGTTAAGAGACTACAAGCAACAGGAGTTGGGATAGGACATACACCTTTTCCACAGGGACATATGTAAATGATAATATTGGTACACACTGAAATATGGGGTGTAAATACATCCCCACCAATTAGAATAGGTAATCCCTGCACCAACACTGTTGCTCTTAGTGGGTTAAGTCCTGTAAGGGGGATTAAAGGTGTTGGTGGCCACCAGCATGTAAAATTCTTAATAAGGATGGTGTAGGGCACTGGAGGGGTGCCACACGCCTGCACTGAGTGGATAGTTGATGGTATGCAAAGACCATGCCCTGAGCAAGGCAACCCATTAATTGATCCAACTGGTTTTAAAAATCCATATGCCATTTAGAATTCCTCGTTAATGCCTCGTCCATCAGTGTATCCTCTGTCAACATCACATTCAGTGAAGTAAGGATTACCCAGATTATTGATGGCATTTGATAATGCCTGCACACCTCCAGTCAACCAGTTTCTAACTCTCATAGTTCCTGTATATGATCCTAAGACTAAAACTTTATCCCCATTGTCAGTATATATTCTGGTTGGGTCACAAGCGATAGATGCATCATTAACTGATTCTAGACCACACGCTGGTGTGGATCCGCCCCCTGAGAAGGCTGAAGCGAAGAATGCTAAGTATCCTCCGAATAACGAACCAGATCCACTACACGCTGAGCAGAATGGATTGGTTGGACCTGTTGGTGTTGTCCAACCTCCTTCTTCAGTGCCCATAGCAGGTCCTGTAATCTCCCAGAAACGCTCTCCACCGAATCCGTCACCATTAGCGTCATAACCACAAAACACGTCCAGAGGGGCATCTGAGGGGGCACCAGAGGCACGCACAAACTTGTCCCAACAATCATGGTTTGGTTGATTGTTATCAGCTGGATTTGGATTACAGTCCACCTCAAATGCAGTATATTCTGCGTTTGCTCCGAAGTTAGCAGTATTATTAATTGGAGGATTTTGAGTGGTTTCTCCAGTAGTAGGATCTGTAGTAGTTCCTCCGTCTGTTTGATAGTTTTCTTGCCAACTCCAAGTAGGAGTGCTAGTTGTGAGACTTCCACTGGTTAGATTATCACCTAACCATAACTGAAACTGCTCATATTCACTGTAACCATTCTGGTTATAGTCGTAAGTATTCTCATCTTGACCCACAGGCACAAAGATAATGTCATTTTCATCGTTAGGATCACGATAACAACGTCCATCAACGCTACCGTTGTTACATTTCCATACGCGATAGTCACTGCCATCGCGACCATTACCTCCTGATGGTGCTTTTGGACTTCTTGGCGGTGTCATTTTAGGTTTTTTGAATCCATCTAGGTAATCCATGAAGTCTTGACCCATAGATCCAATAGTTTTTCCTTGGATTTCCATACTTACATTGAATTCTGCTTCCTTCACCTTGGAAGCGCAGTATTTGTAAGGCAAATAACCGAAGGCACGGGTATCATCTGCGTCTCTACCTTCCTCAATCTCATCCAGAATGGCAGATCCCTTCTCAACATTGCTAAGATACGCACATGGCATGTCAAACCAGCGTCTGATGTTGTAAACTTTGGGTTGACCCATGGTCAAACAACGACTTTTGTTGAAAGGACCGTACAGATGAGACATTTGTTCCTGGTATTCCTCTAAATCTACGGCAACAGCGTATGCTGCAGACATCACATCGGACTCATATGTCTTGATTCGGTCATCTTCTCTTGATATAAGCTCCCAGAATTCCTTTTTAGGCAAAGCATCGAGTACATTACTCCTTGCATTGATCTCCAGACACGCTGGTGGTAGATCAAAACACAGTTTTGTCTCAAGATCGGTGTCAACCTCTGCAATTCTGATGTAAGAGTCAGGTGCTGAAGAGGCAACTGGGGTACTCATGATGGTAAATCCCGTATTTGCCGTCTGTCCAGGACTGGTTGGTTTGCCAAGTCCCTTAGTTTTTAAGTTTTTAAATTTCTTTGGTGTGCCTCCAAAGTCACTGTCAGGCATATTGACCCATTCTGCAGGATCTGTATCAGTTTCACCCTCTCCAGTTATCAAAGCAGGACTATAACCCTCCCATGGGGTCTCAATATTTACAAATTGATCAGCAATTCCTTGTGCTAACTGAGTAACATCGCCAACATTGGGACTTTTGTAATCAATAAACTCAGGATCGATCACAAATACGGGTGGAGCAAACTCAGTATCGTATCCTGCTCCACTTTCTACGACACGAATCCGCTCAATTCCACCAAATTCATCAAACTTTTCAATTTTCAACACTGCTGGAGTGGTTTTCGCGTTGATTCCATCGTGATCAGGGGGAAATTCTGCCACCCTGCCCGTTGTTCCAAATACACCAGATACAATTTGCGCTTGTTTGTTAGGATTTTTATCTTGAAAAGTAGTTGTCCCAAACCCAATCCCGTCCACCTTGACAGATCCGTCTGATCTTTCGATCTCAGTGCTAATTAAATCCTCCAAATGGTTAGTGTTATCCGTTGGAGAGAAGTTTTTCAGCACTTTTGGTGTGATACACTGCACTTTTGCCTTCTTAGTGTAACCACGACCACTGTTAACGATGACAATTTCGGCAACACCACCTGCATTATTGATAATTGCCTCACCTTTAAACTCATCTAGTGTGCGATTAGGTATAAGTGCCTTAGGATTGAGCTCAACTTTGTAGAAATCTACCTTTTTAGGGAATTCATACACTCCAGCAAACGCACATTTGTCTGCAATACCGTATCCAGCAAGGACTTTTATCTCTCCACCGTCACTTGAAGTGTAAGTGCTGTTATAAGTGAAGGCATTTGTGCCTCCTTCTAACTCAATCAACCCACATTTCAACTCATCACCGTAATAAAACACGGAAACAATGTTCCATCCGTTGATTTTTTCCCCTCTATTGAAGTCTCCACTGCGAGTCATGTATCTAAACAGGATACGAGGGGAGTCAGTATCAATAATTTCAAAGGATTCTGCAGATGCTTGTGCAGTATGATCCGAAATGATCATCTTAGTCTTGGTAGTTTCCCAAGAATCCTGACGAATCTGATAGAAATGCGAATAGAAGTGTCCATTAGGTCTACAACATGGCACAGATTGCGTAGACGTGTATCCACTACCACCTTCATCGTCAGCACTTTCGTCATCACACGTTGTATTAGGGCAGCATGGCGTATCATTCAACGCATACTGCACACCAAAGATAGGACCATTCCACGGATACGACGTATCATAGAGATAGTAAAAGAATTGAGAGTCATAACAATCCTCAAAACCTAGAAACTTAGGCACTGCTCCTTTGATTGCACCATTAAGTCCATACATCCACTCAAAGTTTGCATTCGCATCAGCAATGTCAGCAGTGTCTGGGTTACCAAATCCAATAGTTGCGGGTGTGCCGATGTCCTCATCGTAACTACTACTACCACTAGGCTTCCTGCCCCTATGATAGAATCCCATATCCCATGCTGGGTCAGGGAAAGTATACCAACCACTCTTATCAACACACTGTCCTGTAGGACCGATCCTACCAACGTCACGGTAAATCGATGACTGCCTCTCCAGGTCATCTGCATACACATACCCAATGATGCCCTGGTATATGTACTCCCTCTTCATGGGATCTTTACATTCGACTGGGTTGCCGTCTAGATTAACTTCTCCTGCAGGATTGATAGTATAGAAGTCATCGATGTCCTTACCACTACTAGCATTCTGATTGCCATAACGATAGTGATGTAAAGCAACTGCATTACCATACTTGTTTGCATCAGACTCACTTGTGCAGATATGTCCAATGGTATAGCACTCAGCATACTTTCCTTCACCACATCCGTTGCTATATCCATAACTGCTAGGTGTATCATTACCCACAGTAAAAATAGTATTATCGGGCCAATATGAATACCATATCTTCAGTGGCACACTATCATCATTCGGTCCATCTAGACAGAAGAAGTATGGTCTACTCTGTCTAGGTTCTTTGTTATATCCACTACCAGCACTATTCCAACTCTCATTCTCACATCCAAGGTCAATCTCAATTAACTCAGGACCCTTACTATACTTGTGGTCTCTCTTCTCTCCACGATAGTGTCTGAACACAGGCGCACGAGTATAACCACAGTTTGCTACACAAGTCTCTTCCTGATCTCCAATATAATGCACACCATCTTTACCCAGTGGAAACGATCCAGGTCCACTACCTTCAAAGGTGATAAAGTAATCCGTGCCAGTGCCTAGTCCGTATGCCATATCAGATGTTTCATAATCACCTGATGATGGTCTTTTCCAAATGGTATTATATTCCTGCCCAGAGATTGGGTTGGGAAAACTCCTTGCAGTCTCCAGCAAATATGCCGCCATAATGAATTAGGGTTGTTCGTATCCTTCCAATTTATTTAGTTGGGTTTTAAGATTATCTCTTTCAGTCTCTAGGTTTTGTATACGATCATACAGATCATCAAACAATCCCTCTAGATTACTATAGTCCTCATGCTTAGGAATCTTATACTTGATCATGTCTGCACCAGGTGGTGGGAATTTGGCAAGCGCAGACTCTAATGAAGTAACACGATTGGTAAGTTGCACCAGTGCTTGACTTAGTTGCTCGAATCCCCAGTTGGTATATTCTTCAAGGTTACTAAACTTAGGTGTCTCAGTCATAATGTTGGACGCGGTTTTTCGCGATTTTTTGAAAAGTTTCTATGGTTCGTAACGACGCAGGATGAGTGACCCATCGATGTCCTCACTGTATTCTAATTCATCTCCAGGTGCCCAACCTGTCTCTTCGAGTAAAACATCTGGCAAAGTAAGAAAACATTCTCCATGCTCATCTATTTCTACCTCTAGGACATATCTTTTTGACATGTGTTAAAAGTTACATTTAAAGTTATGTAGACTTACGACGAATTGCACCGACACAACTTGTATCCCATACCTTACTACCATGTCGCATTAAGTCTGCTAATTGTGACTTACTTCCATAAGGATGATGAAGCATATATCCATCACCTAGGTAAACTCCTCCATGATTCGGTGCTCTGCCCCGTGGTGATGAGTATGATCCTCCTAATGGATTGACATATAGTCTGAATAGAATAACATCCTCTGGCAGTAATACAGAGAAGTCAGTATCTTCTCCCCACTCACAATCCATTACTTTGTATGCTCCCCCTTCCTCAATTGCTTCGTCTGAGAATGTGATCACCCCCCGTGCATTGAAGTCAATCAATTCACTGTCATACTTCCACTTGTAATACTTACGAATAATCTCATAACATCCATACATTCGTCTACCAGTCCATGGAAGACCTATGAGATCCTTGTATTCCTCTCGGAGGTCTATCATCTTGTCACTACGTGAGTTACTCATGGTTGCTTGTCTTTCCTTGTAAGTTTATACCAGAGACCCCCACAGGCGATCCTAGCGGTCTCTGAGAGTGACATTGTAATATATGTCAATTGCTCTTTGAGACTTGTGCTGACCTGTGGGGGATTATTATACCCTGGGAAATTTTTCTGTGTGAGGGGGACCCGAAGTTTCATTTGAATAATATATCGAGGGCGAAGTGATACTTTTGTAGGTTAGGGACTTAAGCGTTTTTAATATACCCAACCCCCAATGATACATAACACACCCAATAACACTGTCCCTGAGTGTTACATAGTGTCCCCAGTCTCCACGTCGTAGCACATACCCTCAGCGATGCAATAGTCACAGAGTTGTTGATACTGTGTCAACTGATCATCGAGGTCTAAGTCTATCAAATACTGTGCCATCTGAATGATATCGTCAGGTGGTAGATTCCCCTCATCATAGAGGTCTAGCAGCGTCTCTAGTTGTTGTGGAATAGAGGTTGCAGTAGTCATAGTGATGTACTGTAAGAGCGTGCGTCTGTGAGTGCTTGTTGTTGTGATCGAAATGGTCCATACTTAGGACAACCGTCGTAATCATACTTCCAAAAGTACTTCTTACTCTTCTCCCATAGTCTTACATTAACAGGGGGAGATGTCTCCAATGTGATTAGTTTCATGTGTAGTCAGATTGTGAATCAGTGGGGTAAGTCTCTGATGCTGCGTCATCATACTCTTCAGCATCTTCCTCTAGAATGTCATCAATCCAATCGGGAATCGTGGGGAAGTCATTCATAGTCTGTCTCAGTGAATTGTTGGTTCTTTCGTTGATACTTAGAGTCATCATTGTTGCCTGTGGAAAACTCATCGGAAACTGATCGATTAGTCCTGCTTGTCTGTCGCTTCTCCCTAATGGATTTGGGTCTGCGAGAGTTATGCAAATCGTTTCGTTTGTAGGTCCGTCCCATTGTTAGATAGCGATTGAGATACACATTGATTGTTTACTCATGAATTGTAGTCTATTTGTGTGTGGTTGTCAACCTAGTGGGGGCAGTGTTTCTAGTGTCCTGTGTGATCTTGTGGAAAAAATCTCTTTGTGCTACAGTCTAAGACAACAACAGCCAGGACCAATTGTCTCCTCTATGTAACACTCTAATAGATTTAATAAACCATTTAAAGTTTTCCACAAAAATACAGAAACCTGTGGAAAAGTATCATATAGGTGTGGAGTATTGTGTTACATAGGCACGATGTTTGCTGTTAATGATATCCTCTGATCATAGAGGTTAGAGTCATATCCGTGTGTAAGATTGGATGGATACACTAACATGTCCCCCTCACTCTGATTGAATGTCGCCTCTGTCATATTGTAAGGGGACATCTCTTTTTGATCTAGTTGAATAACAGGATAAAATGATGATGAAACGTTTCGTCTCCACTTGATATAGGCGTGCTCTTTGGGGTTGTAGTTGATTAGATAGTGAATAGAGTATAAGCAGTTTGAATGCTCGTGTGGTGCATAGATTGCATCTTTGTTTGCTATCTCTAGGTATGAATCAGAGATGCCTAGTTGTGCATTATACTTGAGAGAGTTATCGTTATGATATGTTGCTGCTTGAATGAGAGTATTGTATAAATCGGGGAGATCATTTACTAACTTATTGTTTGGTCCTACTTGTAAGACATTATGACAGATTGCGTTTCTTTTGTGATCATCAATAATGTCATTAGATTCCATCCATATCAGAATCTGTTGTTTTAGATCATCATGATTAGGGATTGAATAGCGTGTTACGGGTGTTGGAAACAAACCGTAAGTTTCTTGAGTGACCTTCTCTTGAAGCGTGTCAGATAGTGGGGAAGCAGTCATAATCAGTTAATTGGTTGTTATTACTTAGGCAGTCTCTAATTCATTTTCAATGGCATCATGTATCGTAGTGTAGATGTGATCATAGTTGTGTAGATTACCTAATACTTTCTGACATACTTCATGATCTTGATATATCTCATCACCATCATTGTCCATGAGGTAAACATCTTCATTGGTGAATATCCACCATGCTACGGGTGCATCTGCTCCCTGATTAGCAATCATTTGATCTACACTTTTCTTTAATTGTGCGAGTGTGGGTGATGTCATAATAGGATGATGAGAAGGAGAATAGTATAAAAACGAGAGTAGATTGATGCCCACTCTTTATTAGTCCTGATCATGCATACTCACAGAAGGTGTAACCATCAACGAAATTATGGGTCACTTTGTTGTCACGAATAAACCACTGATA